GCATAAACTTCGCTCATAATATGCTCCAATTATTTGATATATTTAGATACACCCGAAACATTATCGCTTTTAATTCTATCTAGCAAACGATCAATAGTTTGTTGCATAGTTCTTTCTCCACGACTTAGCCACTTTTTATCCTCATAAAGAGCGGTAGTAATTTGTGGAATCCAAAACTGATATGCAATTTCAAATTCTTCTGGAAAATATGTTTTTAAAATACGTTCAATATGAAATAAAGCATTGGTGATTTCATCTCTGTAATCAATCAGTTTATTAAACTGATCTTTTTGCTCCTGAGACAAACTCATCACACAAGTTCTTTCTGCTTGAGTTTAATCATCTTATGCTTAATCTTCCAAACGCCCGTTTCCTTATTCTGAATATCCGGCCCCATATAAATATGACAGAAGCCGCTGTGCTTGTCAAGACCCCATGCTTTAATGCCATGCTCATCAATACCATCAACAACAAAACGGCCTCTATAGCCCATAGGAATAAATTCTCCCTTATAGACATAATAGGGGCCAGATGAAACCTTGATGCGATCACCCTTGACCAGATCCCTCCAATTAAAATTCTGGATGATCTTAGTGTTTTTAGCCTCTTTACTTTTGGGCTTAAAAACAAACATTTCACCACAATCTTTGCAAACATAAGAGCGAGGGCCATTATTTGTGGAGCCACAACGCGAACATTTCTTACAGCCTTTTGGCATGGTGGGTGTATTCCTAATTAAGTAATGGAAGTGTCGTTACTACAACATCAGTATACCACAGTTATCGGTCTTGTCAAGCGGTCAACTTTAAATTTTCCAAGGAGGCTCAAATGCCAGCAAAACGAACTAAAATTGATAAAGATAAATTATATGAATTATATATGAATCAAGGATTATCTATGAATAAAATATCACTATTAGAAAATTGTTCTGAAAGTTTTGTGAAAACTAATTTAAGTTATTATAATATACCTATTAAAAGTTGTTCACAATATAGTATTCCAGCACTATCTAAAGAGCAACTAATATTGGAGTATGTTGATAATGATCTACCAATTCATGTGATTGCCCAAAAATATAAATGTAATTTTAATCATGTGTCAAAATTATTAACAAAATATAATATTCCCAAAAGGAAAGATCCAAAATTTCGTAAAGGCAAAACTAATCCGAAATGGAAAGGTGGTGAAATTGTCCCGTCAAGTTTACATTATGATTATAAACATGGTGCTGAAAGAAGAAGTATAGAGTTTAATATAACCATATCAGATATGGAACAACAATACTTAAAACAAAATGGTTGCTGTGCAATATCTAAACAGCCAATATCCTTACCAATATCCAGAAGTGAATTTAAAAAATCAACAGCCTCTTTGGATAGAATAGACTCATCAAAAGGATATACTCCAGATAACATTCAGTGGGTTCATAAAAAAATTCAGCAAATGAAATGGAATATTCCTCAAAACGAGTTTATTGAGTGGTGTAAAATTATAAGTGATAATTATTAATTATTTCTTTTCATTATCATACCATACTACTATTTTTGTTCCATAATCTGTGCTTATCATAATTTTACTAGGAATATATTCTAATTCTAGATCATTACATAAACCATCTATTTCTTTCATCAATTTTCTAAGAGAAATCGGCGCTTCTAATTCAATAGGATCATTCATAATTATTTCCTTTTGATAGTTTACTCAAATTGTTTCCCCAAAGCAATATAAAAATGCCACCATATAAAATCCATCCACTATTGTAGATTATTAGAACAGACCCTACTAAAAATAATATTCCACTAATTAATTGTAATAGTATTTTTTTATTCATTGTTTTCATCAATTTCTTCTCCGCTATAATAATCTAAAATTGGCCTATCACAAGACACTATCATTTTAGACAATACATCTTTCAATCCATCAAGATTGTCTGCAATTGGATATGTTGGTTTTTCTGATATATTTACAATATCTCCATTTTCATCAGCATATACTGAATGAATAGTATAACTAATATCAATATCCCCAAGAGGAATTTTAGTTACATATTTAACAACTCTATAACTCCAACTCATTTCTTTTCCTCAATAGTCTAAGAATTCCACAAATCTAAATGGTCAGGATTAATAAGGTCAATCATATAATCTTTAGTAGCAGCAAGCATAACTTCATCACCACAATTGACTAGCAAATCGGTAAGATCAAATACTATTTTATCAACCAACTCACACACTTTAGTAAAGTCTGATCGGTCTAAGTTCTCTAGTTCTTTTTTGATATTTACTTCACTCATTTCTTTTCACCAATAATATTATGAGGAAGATTAGGCCAATATTTATTGGTATCTATCTCAACATCTTTAAAACGAGATTGACTATATCGTAGTTGTTCAATTTGTGCAACTAATACTTTGACTGTTTTTTCAAGATTAAGAATCATTTGTTTAAGGATAGCCAATGACTCATGTACATTATCTGTCTTTTTTTTATTAGATTTTTTACTTTTCTTTTTCATTTGTTTTTTCCAATTCTGTTACTCTGTCCTGTAGTGTCTGAATTGCCATTATACTCATACTAAGTTTGTTGTCAATACCAGATATTCTATAGAAAGACAAATGAACGAACCAAATAATAAAAAATATAACAACCCAGATAAAAGTTTTATTCATCATTTATTCTCCATATTTTTCCACACAAACTCAGGCCCACCACTTTCATTCGCTTGATAAGTTGCAACATTAAAAGATACTGCTTCGTGTCTCATATGCCTCACACCAAACGCCCAACCAAGAAAAAAAACAACCAATAAGACAAACATATAAATCCACGAATTATTACAATAGCACATAATTTTTATTCCTTTTCTTCTTTAGGATCATAAAGAGTGGTACTCATTAAAATATAATTGTCATCAAAATGTTCCAGACCCCATTGTGATGCTTCTTCACCATTATTAAATGGGCCAAAGTATTGGGTTTTTTCTGACGCTTCCTCAGTAACAATAAGGATAAATTTCATTTTGGCCCAGTATTAGTAGTTTTAGTATTGCTATACCAAATAAGATCAATAATAGTATAAGATAAATTCAAAATTAAAATTATACCAAAACATAAAAGAATAAACTTAAACAATAGACTAAGTAATATCATTATGTCGGTCATTTGTTTTCCTGTGTAAAAAATACTTCATTTCCTAAAAACCCTAATATAAAACCCATAGATAACATCGCAGCATACGGATCATTCCACCATAAACAAGAACATATAAAAATACCAGCAGCACTATATGCTATGACTAGTTTTTGTATTTGAGTTTTACTCACTTATTTGTCTCCAAGAAAATACATTATGCCAAAGAACAATACCATCTCAACTATTGGAAATAATGAAATATAAAATGAGTATTTAGGAAAATAGTATGGTAGTGCTGAACAAATCCAACAAACAAACGGAAAACTCAATATAACAATCATCATTATATGAGCCACAACGCTATGTTGTGCTTGTGGACTATCCATACTCATTAGTCCCGCCATTAAACATGGCAACAAACTAATTGCTCCTAATAGGAAATTCAAGAAACTTAGTAGGTTAATAATCATTTCTTTTCCCCAATAGTTTCGTAAATAAAATCGGCTAAATTTTTTAAAGTTTCTTTATCTAGATCCATAGCAATAGATTCATAATCATAATTATAGTATAGAATAATTCTAAATAGTCCCTCATCCTTACAAGGAGTAGAACCAATAGTTGCTACAAGATATTCTCCAAGAATGAGTTGTTTATTCATTTATTTCCCCCAACTATCTTATAGTATTTTGGAGTTTTATCTTTGTTAGTAGCGATCAAATAATAATAATCATTATCATCATAAATATAAATTGTTTCGTAATTGTCTCTTTGTTCTTTTGGACTTTGATTTAGAAAACTGGCTAATTCATCAAAGATTGAACCTAGAGTTTTCTTTACTCTTGGAACCTTAATGGAATATCCATCTGTATTAAAGTTTTTAATCTCATCAACACTATCTAAAAATACTATTTGACAATTCATTTTATTTTCTTTCCATTGAAATACTATTATTTTTCAGCAAAATACTAAACAGAAAAGTAATGCCCCATGCCTGAATCCAACTAATAGTATTCACTCCATCAATAGCAGGAACCAAACAATTATTCCATAATACCATTACTGGCAAACTAACAAGAAAACTCAACACACAAATAAATGCCAATCCAGCAATAATAAACATCAGTGTTTTATCAAAATCTTTCATATCGTTCCCTTATTGGTTAGCGTTACACCCTAAGTATACTACAAGTATCGGCACTGTCAAGAGGTTTTCTTTAGCGGCGATTCGATTTTTTTATCGTTGTCAGGAATAATGGTAAGTTTACCGGGATTATAGTGACAAAAATAACTTGCTGAGATTCTTTTCTTTGTTAGGTTATCTTCTTCAATTTGAATATAAACATTAATTCGGTATCTATTTTCCCATAGTTTAATAATTCTTGTCATCAAATAATGCTTAGGTTTTTCTACTTGCTTAAAAAGTAGACTTTCAATTTCAAGATCCATTATGGTGTAGTCTCCGGTTGTTGATAAGTATCTACCGCAAGAGAAATCTTACTATCAGATGGCATTTGAATAAAATCAGCAGGATAATAATCTAAAGTTTCCCAATCAAATACTTCAACTTGTTCTTGCCAAGGAAATTTACCAAGATTATTGATATCGTTTGCTTGTTTATTCAGAAAATCAAAAAGATCAAGCCAAGTCATATTTGGTATTCCTTTTAAAAAGTCTCATATCTGCTCTGGTTGGTGTATTATACATTGTAGGAGTATCTGTGTCAATGGGGGGATATAATGAAGAAAAAATGTAGTGCCTGTGGAAAAAGTAAAACACTAGAATGTTTTCATATTAAAAAAGATAGTAGTTTCGGCAGAAATCATAAGTGTAAAGATTGTAGAAAAATATCTTCTCATAAATATTATTTAAAAAATAAAGATAGGTTGAATAAACAACATAAAGAATATAATTATAGTCATAGGCAACAACAGGCTAAAATTTTTAGAGATAAATATAACTCAGATACAGAATTTAAAATCAAACACACTTTGAGACGTAGATTGCGTCATGCAATTAAAGGTACAATTAAAAAGAAATCTGTTCATGAATTATTGGGTTGTGATATGGTTTTTTTTAGAAAACACATAGAAAAACAATTTTTAAAAGGTATGAATTGGAAAAATCATGGCGAATGGCATATAGATCATATTAAGCCTTGTGATAGTTTTGATTTATCCGACATAGAAGAACAAAAAAAATGCTTCCATTATTCTAATCTCCAACCCTTATGGGCTAAAGATAATTTAAAAAAATCAAATATTATCTAGCACGACGATTTGCTCTATGAAGTTTACGAATAGTTTCAGTAGCGTTTGATGGAACCATCACAAGACTAGGAGCAGTTTTATGGCCCCAATCCATGAAACCTACAGCACGATTTTCGACACTACATTCTTTACAGATAATTTTACGACCAGTTTCAATGAGAAATTCGTACCGATCAACTCCAACACAATTTTTGCAATAGATACAGTTCATAGTTCCTCCGTTCACCGGATTATACCAAAGTTGTCGGCATCGTCAACTCGTCAGCATTAATCTTAAATCCAAAGTTGTCGCAAAAACTACCATCATCGTTACTGTAATAAATCTCATTGAATCCTACAGCACTCAAAAGTTTATCACAATTTTCACAGGGCTTACTTCCAAGAATAAGTCCTTTTCTATTAATACGCATAACAACAATAGTCCAAGAAGGATCAATGGTGTTATAAGAATCAAGCAACTTACTCACTAAATGACTCTCACTGTGATAAAATGGAAATTCTTTGTATTTTGGCAGATTAAAGTTCTCACCAATCCTATATGCCCCAGCATGAGTTTTAATAGGATTATTTTGGGCGAATCCTATCATTTTTGTACCATCAAAAGCAGCACAATAATGCCAACAACGAATTTCTTTACATGGAGTCCAGTTCTGATAAGCCTTGCGAATTGTCTTTTGAATAATCTTCATAAGAATTTTGTTTCCCAAAATCGTCATCGCTCCAACTCATTGTATCATACAACAGTGATCGGTCAACTAGGGGAGGCATCTTTATTTTTTTTGGTTCTGGTTTATTTTTGAATTCATCCATAAATTATCCTATTTACTCGCTAGCATATAAAGTCCTACATTAGCAAATGCGTACCCAACATATGCTATAAGCATACCAATATTGCCTCTGTATCCTTGCTCTAAGGCCACATATAAATATATTACTCCTGTTAATGCTATAAGCCACGCACTCATATTACTACTCCATTAATGATTTCATTATATTGTTCAATTGCTAGGTCTTTTGCCTTTAGTTCCATATCAATATCAAATTCCAATCCATAAGTCTCAAACTTATTATAAGCAAAATCATTATGGGCGCGAGGATTATTACCCGGTCTACTTTCGCTGTAATGAAATAGTGGTCTAGTCTGCCATGTATCATAACACATATTGATAGCCTCTACTTCTGAGAGACTATTAGGATGGCACTTATGATGCAGATAATCGAAACAAATAGGGATTCGTGTAATTGGATGGAAAATATCTACAAGTTCCTTAACGCTCCAGCAGTTAAGTTTATCGTCATTTTCTATTGTGAGTCTGGCTTGACAATTTTCGTCCAAACGCTTAAAGTTTGTATAAAATCTGTGAGAAATTTCTTCTCTACTTCCATTGTTATTATGAATATGAAGATTCATTGGCGAATTAGTATCTGCTGGTAATCCAATTCTGTCGAAGAAACTACTGTAGAAGTTGAGTTCAACGATTGTTTTCTCAACAACCTTATCGGAGAGACTTGATAGCGAATTAAACTCGCTAGGATGACAAGAAACCCTAACGCCAGAAGAGGAAATTGTTTGTGCAATATTATCAAACTCATCCTGAATAAGATCATGGTTAGGCAAATCTTCTAATGAGATATTAGCCTCGTCATAAGTAATGAGAGGAAAAATATCACTACTAACTCTATAAACATAATTATTAATGCCACAAAATTTGATTGTTTCATTGGTTGTTTGAAGATTATTGAGAATTCTATCTCCTAGAATACTTAGAGCCTCTTCTCTTGGCAAACTATTAAAACGCTTAAACGTCATAGTTTGATGAGCAAAACCTTGCTCTTTTAATTTAAGACTGATGCAGCAAAGACCGAATCTGTTCATAGAATCTCCTTGTCTCCAGTGTATAACAATATCGGTCAAAGTCAATAGGCGACTTGAGAGATTTCTTCAACAGATAGAATCTTTACCAGAGAAAATTCTATACAAGGAAAATCTAGTTTAAAATTATCGAGTGCTTCTTCTGATGAAGATCCATCATATGCTTGATTAATCAATAGATTTTGTTTTGATTTGTCGTTATTTTTATAAACTTGTGCTGTAATATTAAATAGTTTCATTTTTCCACCCAAGTGATTCTCCGATAGTAGGAAATTGTTCTATAAAGATTTTTTTGCACTCATTAGCAATTAACATATGTTCTTTTTGTGTTCCATGAGCAGAACGTAGATTGATATAATGTATCCACGATCTAATGCTTCCAGACATATAAAGTCTAGTAGGAGTTGCTAATGGAAGAATAAATCTGGCACATTCTTTAGCGATACCGTCCGCTATCATACCATCATAAATAACTTTCGCTTTAGCAAAATGCTCACGAATTTGCATAGTCCATTTAGATTTAATCTCAGCCGAAACATTATCAATACTATTTTGTCTATTTTTAGTATCTTGGCTACGCAATTCAAATAACGGAATGTCATCGGCTAAAAGAGTGGTATCAGCATATCGTTGGCTAAATTCTTGAAATGTGAAACTTCTGTGTCTTAGAATCTGTGCAGCAAGACCTCTGGTTGTATTAATTTCCAGAGTCAAGAAAGCCATTTCAAAAATACTCCAATGCTGATGATCTATGCAATACTTGAGAAGTTTAGAATAGTTATCATTATTTTGATTAGATGGATTGCTAACTCTGGCACAATATGCCATTGTTTTTTCGGCATCTGGAGTAACACTAATTAGTTTAACTTCCATAATCACTTATTGAGAATGTTTTCTCTTCCTTTTTGTTTTCTTGATATTGTTGTTGATGGTCAACCCATTTATCGTTTGACAAATGATTAAAA